CCAGCTACGTTGCTCATCTGTAGCTTGCAGGTATCCTGTCACACCAATGCCCATACGCATGTTAGCGTGTACAATATCCTCGGTCTCCTTGACAGCACATGGGATAGCGAGGCTATGCTTGTTGATTCTGTACAATAAGGTAGCAACTTTCTTGAGTTCTTCTTTGCTCTCGATGTTTGGCAAGTAGATCTCAGCCAGACAGCAGGTCTCGAAGTTAGCAAGTGATTGCTCAGCACAAGGGTTATACCCCATCACATCAGGATCAGGGTACTGGGTCTCACCTGTACGTCCTTGAATACGTGAAGAGGCGAGGTTGATCAAACCGTATGGCTCACCGTTACCTTTGTAACCTTCCCAGAACTCATCGGGCAGAGTGGTGATGTCCTCACAGGCAACAGAGTTGTTGCTCATGGCTCTCCAGTTTGGGATACCACCCAAGTCCCAGCGCTTAGCTCTCAGGTACTCCAAGTCATCGTGGTCACCGATAGCAATCTGAGCTGATCTGCGGACGTTTCCTGCCACTACAATCTTCCCGATGATGTTCATGATGTCGAGGCAATCAATAGGGCGCAGACGCTTCCCTGATCGCTCGTTGAGGATGCGGTTGATCTCCAGCATTCCCCACACCAAATCTTCTGGTCCAGAGGCTGTCCCTCCAAATCCTTTGATCGCAGATCCCTTACCACGAATGAGGTGAGTTGCGAAGGTGAAGTTGTTACCAGTCTCGAAGCTTGCTCTGAGTACACGATCCAGAAGCTCCACCCATCCCTCACGAGAATCAGGCACGATGAAGTCAGCGTCATTCTCATCCAGACGAGTGACCTTCACTTTACGCTTCACCTTGGGTAGCTGGTATACGTGCTCACGTTGGATGTTGAATCCTACGCCGGATCCAAGCATCAGCATCTCGAAGGCCCAAGTAAATGGACGAACCGGATTGTCCACTACAGTGAAGGCACAGTTCTGCAATGACGGTAGGCCAAGCCTATCAACAGTCTTGGTGCCAAGCTGCCACAGGAAGCGGCCAGCTACAGTACCCTTCAGGTTGAGCATCATCTCACGGATGCCGTCCTGTTCTTGCGTACTGAATCCACACTTGAGCTGCTTGTTGCAAGCTTCGATTACACGTTCTACAGTGTCTCCCCACTCTTCTGTCTTGCCGTTCTTCAACGGTCGAGAGTAGGTGCGTTTGAAGGTAGGGTAGCCCACCTCTCCCCAAGGGATAGTTTGTTTCTGAGTCATAAGTTTTGTGAAAAAAGGGACGACTAATTTACGGTATATCTTTGATATCTCGCAAGTCGCTAATTAACAATACATTACCGTCAGCCTTTTGTTTGAAGTCGTCATCGTTGTACCCAACGTCCTTCAAAGACTGACCTTTTTTAAGTGCAACAGACCTCTCCATGAAGTCCTCCTTGGGCATCCACCCGAGTATCCAAGCTCGTAGCTTTGGCTTCAGGTTTACCTGACAGAAGATATAGATGTCACACCTCTGGTGCTCGCTAGTAGCAGCGATGTGGCAGGTGTATTCGCCACGGGGTTTCACCGTTCTCTGCTTAGTCTTAACGTCTACAGAAAGCGGATCATTAGACAGGGGAAACAACCACATGTCGTGGTCCTTCGTAGAATGAAGTTGAACATCTCCGATGTAGTGCTCAACGATCAGCTCACCAATGAACCCAGCAAGATTGCCCTGACCTTTGCGAATGCTATTCTTGATAGCACCCATACGGTCAGCCATTACTTGTGCTTGTTCTAGGATTTCATCGGTGACTTTTACCTCAACCCAGTTCATCCTTCTCTTTGAACAGTTCTTTAACTAGGTCCAGCTCCAGCCTGATGTAATACTTCAGGTCGTGTATGAGGTGACCGAGATCTTCCATGCTGACATCCGGCTCCCCTTCAGGGTGGATCTCATCATAGAACTCTGTAACTGCTTGCCCCATGCGGTTGCATGCAGCGAACAGTCTCTCACTTAGATCGTTCATTCTTGATTATTTCTATTGCTTCGACAACTTGCTGCGTGTTCTTACAGATAAACAGCATTGGTAGTGGTTCGTCTAGCTCAACAAGGTGTTTCAAGAACAGCTTCCATCTCATAGGAAAGTCGTGGTGTGAAGGTGTGTACCCTTTGGTCTCAATGATCCAGCTCCCATCCTTGGCTACGAAGTCAGGTGTATACCTGATGGGTAGCACCATGCTGTTGCTTCGGTCGGTAAGAGTTTTCTTCTTGGCGGTCATCTTGTGGTACACGCCTTCAAACCTAAACTTGTCTACGAGAACATATTCCTTCTCTTCGTAGTTGAATGGGAGCTTAGATTCTCTAAGCAAGTCCGCACAACTCTTCTCTAATCCGCTCTTGTACTTTCCTAGCTGTCGCTTTTTAGCAGACTTTCGTCGGGTCGTTCCCGCCTTTCGTCTTTTCATGCATGGAAAGGTACGGTTTAATCAATGAAAAAGTTCTCCATTTCCATAGTAATTCTCATCTGCTCATCTGGAATGTGCTCGATTGGATCGTACAATTCCTTGAACGTGCTGGTCAAGCGGTAGCCTGTGCCTTGTGTATTGAAGCGGAATCGAACAGGATCATCCCACGGTGTAGGCTGACCTCCGGTCTCCGTCTCACGCACCTTGCGAACGTGGATCTCTGCGGTGCGCTTCATGTCATTGTCAGGAGCTTGGACCTTACGGTGGATAGTGATGAAGCAGTCTGCCCTGTTAACAAACTTACCACCGCCTTCAGTGTCCTCAGCGAATGGCGCTACTGGCAACCCGTCATCACCCTTGCGGCGCTGAGCCTCGGTCACTGCGTGGGCATTGAGCCACACTGCAACGTCATGCTTGTTGCTGAATGTCAAGAACTCTGACGCTGCTTCGTAGTGATACTGGTGCTCACTCACCTTGCCGGGGTCAACCTTGAGTGAGTTGTAAGGGTCAATGAATACAGCATCTGCATCCTGTTGACGTAGGATCTTCTCCAAGAAAACCATGATGTCTGTGTAGGTGTAGGTCTCACGGTTGCTGATGACAGTGAAGTGTTGCTGCACCCACTTGTATGCGAACTTACGCTCGGCGTATGACATCATACCGGCTTTCTTGTTGCAAGCAAACTCCATGAGCTTCATCTTGATGGAGGCAGTCTTGTTCTCTGATGAGTACACCACCCATCTCCAGTCGTGACGAATGGCTGCGTTGACCATCAGGTACAGGGCGACTGTAGTCTTGCCCACGTTGCTATGCCCGTTCATCACTAGGAACTCTTTCTTGTAGCGGAAGTACTGGTCGAAGTTCTCGTCACCAGTGTCCAGCCCTACCTCGATCTTGCCTTGTGCGTAGTCGTCGATCCAACGGAAGTCCTCATCATCTGATGAGACAAACGACATGTCACCGTCATTGATCAGGAGATCACGCTTTGCGTCCTGCTCTGCGTCGATGGTGTCACGCAGGGGGTCCAGCTTACCCCTCTCAATCCCTTCGATGATCGTTCTTCTGGCATGCTGCTCGTCATCAACGTCACGCTTGGTTATCTCACGGAATAGAACTCTGATAACTTCCTCTTCCTCCATGCGTCCGGCAGCAACAAATCCACCACACAGTCTCGCGGCTGCAAGAAGTGTTGCGTGCTTCTGCCCGTCCTCTGCCTGACGTATCATACGTGCAGCGAGGTTGAGCTTCATATAGTCTGTGTACTCACCAGTAACCTCGACTACTTGCTTCTCTGATTTCTCAGATGCAAAGGCACCGAAGGGTCGGCTCGATGGGTTGACAATGATCTCAGGGTCATAGCTCTCGAAGCATGCACGAGACTCATTGATGCCTGACTCATCAACCTCTAGGTTGTACTGCTTCTCGAAGTATGTGCGGAGCGCTCGGAAGTGATCACGGTGCCGCTCTGGGTTGGTGACTCTGACGAGTGCCTTGAGTCCGTCACCAGATGGTGAAGTCCAGCAAGCGTAGACGTGATCGTCAGCACCGACAAAGCCCTTGCTCTCGTTAACGTCCACATGATCGAAGTCCAAGACGATGAGTCCAGAGTGTTCGAACAATGCATCATCTGCTCTGCGAGTGAACTCACCGCTGAAGCATACGAGCGGGAGGCTGTTCTTGAGGGACTTGTCCCCCGAAGTTCTGTACTCTTCGATCTGATGTCTGCTCTTGCCATCACGTATACGGTTGAGCGCCGTGGTCACATCAACATGGTGTGGCTCGTCAGGCGCTTTAATGTCTTTGAAGAATGTTACTTGCATAGCTCTTCGATTTGTTTCTCATACCAAAGCGCTTTATGAAAGTCGTCGTGGGCATTCGAGTCGGGCTTTCTACCCGCTCTCATCCGGTACTTGAATGCATTCAGGCGACAGAAACTGATGTATGCTTCTTCTCCAAAGCAGTCTATCATCATCTGCCAGACTTCTTTATCTCCTTGCTTGTAGTGATCAGGGTTTATGTTATCGTAACTCATTTCAATGCTTGTTTACTTTGACGTGTTAGGGGTGTCTTCTCTAAGATCTTCTTGATCATGATCTGCTTCTTGCTCTTGTACTTCTTACCGTACAGTCTCTCCTCTAGCATACGCATCATCTTCTTGTCGTTGTTCATGATGCCTCCGGGTGTATCGTGGATACTGACCACCCATTCCTTTGCGCTGAAGGTGCTGCGGTTCTTCTTGTACGAGAGCTGCACGATCATGTAGTATATCATCGGTGACTCATCCATAATATAGGGGAAAAGAAACCCCGCCGAAGCGGGGTCTCATACCTAACATAAACCAAAATCAGAACGGAAGATCTCCGTCCGACTGCTCGTTCTGGCGAGCCATTGCAGCCGCTCGTCTCTCCTTCGCAGCTTCGCTGTTGAAGTTGTAGACAGAGCCACAGGCTTTGCCGTTCTTGCTCATGAACAACTTGATACGAGCGTTACCGCCCTGACCTTTCTCGTCACGAGGTGTGACGTAGTTGTCCATGATGTCTTTCAATTCGTGATCTTTCAGCTTGATAGTCCAGCTGATCAGTTCACCTTGTTCGTTGTAGACGGGATCATCAACCCATCCGATCAATTCCGAGTCGTACTTTTTGTCGCTCATCTTATTGGGGAATTTAAAAATTTACACTTCGAACTCCTCGAAGAAGATGGTTGGTTTCTCATCTTCATTCAGGAACTTATGGATGCGCTTGACCGCATCTTGAAACTTCATCTCACCAGTGAACAGGGTGTTCTCTGTACACTTGATGAGAGCAGGTAGGTAGGGGTAGGTCTTCTCTTGCGCCACCCAGTAGAAGTCCTTGATACCAAAGACAGTCGAGTAGATGTACGCTTGGATGTCATACCCAAAGTCACGGACACTATACCGAAACTTACTGACAGACTTTGTTGACTTGGAGTCAGTGATGTACCCATCACCAAGGCAGTCGAGGAATCCCTTGACCCGAACAGGTCCGACAGATGTCTGGATGTCTTCGTTGAACTCCACCTGATAATCACCCGTCATGTGGGATCGGATCAGGCCGCACTCGTGAAGGCGCTCGATCATTTCGTTCGCCATCTTCCAGTCATCTGTGCTACACAGGATCTTGTCTGAGGCTGAAGCTTGCTCAGCCATAAACGCCTTGCGATCCCTGAACTCATTGGTCATCTGAGGACGCTTTGAGTTGCGTGTCTTCTCGCTGCAAGCATCGAGGATCTTATCATTAGACATGACGATGTACATATCCATTGCTTTGTCACGCTCAAACAAGAGCATGTCATACAGTGTCCCGAAGTTCAGAGCATCTGACGTGTAGCGTAGCTCGCCCTTCATGTAGCGGTCAAACTGAGCCATGTCTGCCAGAGCCTGTTTGATAGAGGAGTACGACAAGTGAGCCTTATCGTACCTCTCGTGCAGCTGTGCTGACAGGATCATCGCACAAACTTTTGCAGCCCAGTCTTCTGCTTAGCAGTAAGAGCATCACCGTACTTCTCGACGATAGCATCGAATGCTTTCTGCTTGTTAGTCTGCGACTTGATGTACGCAACTGCCTTATCCATGATGTTCTCGCGGAGATCGTCAGCAGTCTCTTGGATCTGCTTGCCGATAGATTTCTTGGCTGCGGGCTTGGCATCCTGCTGAGCGATAGCCGTCTCAACTTCGTTGGCCGAAGCAATGCTGATGTCGATGCCGATACCGAGCATAGCCAGCGCACGACCCACTGCTGATGTCTCACAGTTCTCCACGAAGGAGGTCTTGTTGATCATGCCGTTAGCCTTGAGCTCGTGAGCGTGTCCCTGTGCTATGGGCATGCCTGCATCGTTGGTGATGGTGCATCGACAGAGCGCCTCATCTTCGGTGATCATAGGGAACTCTGTTTGGATAGACCAGTTCTTGTACTGATCCTCTTGACGGAAGAACTTGATACGCTCGTTTACTTCGACGTAGTCCTTGCCTTTGATCTTGGTGGTCTTGAACTTGTAGGTACTCATTAAATTGTGATTTGCTTTGTTACATGTGCCTGCATCAGACCATCTGTGAGGTACTTGTTATAGTGTTCTGCGAACTCAATCGCATCAGACTCGTAGGTGAAAACGCCAGCGACTTCTGCTGGTACTTGGTTGTGCTCTGTTCTACGGTCTAGGTGGACAACGTATACGTCATCCAATCTCAACGCCGTCCGCAGCCAACTCTTTAATCCTCGCATCATTTTCTTGTTTCTTCTTGAGGTATTCGTCAATCTGTACTTGCAAAGCATCTTGCTTCTCCTTCAGATAGGCGATTATATCATCGAGGTCACCCACCAGTGCTGACCCAACGATAGCCTTGCACTTTTCGTAGGCACTCTTGTATCCGCTCCACGTCCTGAGCTCATCAGCGTGGTGCCTACAGTGGTGGACAACAGTGGAGTGATCTCTGTTCACATAAACCCCTATCTCTTCGTATGTCATACCATACTCTCGCATGACGTTGGATAGTGCGGTTCGGGCCTGAGCCTGATGTGTAACTCTGGAGTTATCTCGTCTGAATCCGAGCTCCTTGTAGTAGATTTTGATGGCATCTAGGATGTCCTGTCTTGCTTCTTTCATGTGCCGATGCAAATGTATTAAAGTGTTTACGTAATTCCAAATTTTAGAAGAGCAAATGTCCCCATCGGGTGGCAGCACAGACGGCTCCAATTATCCCAATGATCCCGGCTATGCTGTACACCACACCCCAGACCAGCCCACTCTCAAAGGACTGCTTCTGGATGCGTGATACAATGTGGACTTGATCTTCAGTAAAGTTCAGTGAGTCAATCATCTCTCTATTGGTTTGGGTTGTCGTTGTTGGGTGGTTAGCGTTCATTACTCTGCATTTCTAAATACTTTATACATTCAGAGAACCCAGCTATAAAAAAGGATTGTTCTTGTGCTGTCATTATTGTAAATGTTTCAGCAATATCTACTGCTATAATTCCAGCACCATCAACTGATGGTAACGAAACGCTAACACCACCTATATGTAATGCCTTATACTTTTCTAAAATTTCTTGTTCTTTACTCATCTCTCTATTGGTTTAATTGTGTCAAGGGCAGGATTCGAACCTGCATTAGATCATTTTTTTCGGATGCCTCCTACTTTGCGGACTCCAACCGCTAATCGTATGCCTACGTGCGTCTACCAATTCCGCCACCTTGACAAAAACTCTTTGCTCCACCTTCAGTCTTGTGGAATGTATAAGTTTAATATTTACACCTCTTCAAGGGATTATTTCTTAATACATCATCCAATAAACAACAACTACTCTGAAATGTAGTTTGTAACATTCTGGAGGGTAACAGCATCAGTTACCATGCACTTATATCCCACTTACTTTTGTTACTGTTTATCTTCAAGCAAAGAGTTAGTACTCCCTATAGGATTCGAACCTATGACCTACGCATTAGAAGTGCGTTGCTCTATCCAGCTGAGCTAAGGGAGCAGAAGAAGGGCTTTGTTTCTCAAGGTCTCACATCGAAGAGAAGAACCTGTTGCAGGATCTCCCTGCACACCATGCGCCCCTCAGTGGTCAGCCGTTGCCGACCTGCTTCTTCACTGCCCACCAGTAGTCCATGTATGTGACCATTGCTTCAGCAGTGCTGAGCATTCTGTTCTTTAGGTCATCGAGTGCCTCAACAGTCTTGGGGTCATCACCGTGCCTGTCCTCGATGTAAGCTGACATTACTTTCCTTGCGTGTTTCAGGAAGTCTCCCATGAGGGCTTCCGGTTCTGTCTCCACCCACTCGGATACGTCGAGTGAGATAAGGTCTTCCATCGCAAAGATGTAGGCAAGCTGCGCTGACTTGCTGTCAGAATCGCCATGCCGTTCTTCAATAATCCTGTGTGCTTGTTCGTTAGTCATCCAGTGTGTAGATTGCATCGTATACAGCTTCGACAGAGTTGGCTCCGAAACTGCGGAATTTTGACAGATCCATCGCCCTGTAGGTCTGGGTAAACGCAAGCACGGTCATGTTGTGCATTCCGCATTTGAAGAAAACTCCGTGGATTCTTTTGTTGAGAATCTTTGAGCGGCGAGAATTATCGCTACCAAAGAACACATCTCGAAGCTTGCTTTCCTTAGTCACATGAACTGGAGATGTTGGTATTCCCTTCATGTAAACCGAAAGAAGCTCCTCTAGACGGGGTCTAGGCGGGAAGTTGTGAGACGCAAACACAGATTTTGAACTGACTTGTTCCTCGGGTGTCGAGGTATCTACCATAATTCTGTCGAGCTCTGAGGTTGGGATGCGGTAAATGCCACGACCTCCTTTCAGCTGGACTGCCCTCAAGTCTCCTCGCTTTATCATATTCCTGATGGTTGCGGTGGTGACTTTTAGGATTTTAGAAATCTCTTTCGGGGTGTAAAATTCAATTTGGCTTTGCATGTCCTTTTAATTTATCTGTTTTACAATTATGCTGCTGCCTTCGATAGATCTTGCGTGAGCAAGCATTTCGTTTGAGGTTACACAGTGTTCACCGCTGGGTGCTGTGTAGAAGTAGAGGTGTTGTGTTTCTTCGTTCATATTACCAGTCCAACTAAAAATGAAATGATTGAGATAGCTACTCCGTAGAGTGCAAGTAGGGCAGCACCTGCTGCTGCATGTTTATACTTGTCCTTCATCGTGATTGTCCGTACTTGTTCATACCTGAGAGAGTTGGTGAGGCTAAGCCTCGGTGCATTGGCTTGCCGCAGGATGGGCAGGGAATGACCTCATCATCTCTGACGAGATCCTCCCTGCGCTCACCACATGCTGGGCAATAGTGGTCTGCAATCTTAAGCATGTTTAGTTCTTTTTTCGAGAAAGTCCATGATCTTCTCTGCCATCACTTCGGCTTGGCCTTGGCTCATGCTAACCTCAACCTCACCCTCTACGTCTGAAACAGTAATGTCACAGCCGCTGCAATCTACCTCCATGTCTGTTGGGAAACCGATGTGTACTTCCTCGAACCAGTGGTCAGACTCAAGTATCTCTTGGATATCTGTTCTAAGTTCTACGTCATTGAAGTCCAGCTGAGGCTGTACCTCTTGATGCTTTCTAAGCAGTTCATCCTGAATACAAGCCAGCTCAATCTTAGCTGCTGAGATCAGGTCGGTGTTACCGAATACCTGTCCGAGATGCGAGAGCAGGTCTGAGATTGCACCCTCACTAGGCAGGCTGAGCTGTGGTGCTACTGGGTTTGGCTCTTGCGGTTCGGATCCAAAGGTAGACTTGAGAACCAGTTTGTCTTGGCCTTGCGGTTGGGTGTTTTGTGGTGTACTTTCCATGTGATTGTTTTTGAATGAATGTGAGTTATGATTTACCGGAATCGGCCCTACAAAGATAAGGAACAGTTTCCGTATTTCCAAATTTATTTTACCCCGAAGGGATCAGACAAAGCAGCGGCTTGAACAGTGGTGCTCTGGTGTGCCTTGGTGGGCAACCGCCGCATACTTGGCAAAGGTAGTGGGTGAATGTGACATCTGCAAATGAGCGTCACCCTACTTATCAACCTCAATGTACTGACTCAGGACTCTATCTACATGACTCTCAATAGTTTCCCAATTCCTTCGAGAGTAGTAGACGGACTGCACTAGGTCATACACAAGCGCCTGATAGTCAGCCTTTTGCCACATGTGACTTGAATCAACACTTGAACGTGATGGCTCTTTTGTTGATAAGTTCCAGCCAATAGCTGATGCGAACTCCTCGATTGACTCGAAGTGTCCGGGGGTGAAGGGGATAATATCCCGTAGGTCTTTAGTACGTCCCATGTTATAGTATTTGAATTGCTTTCATAATCAGGGTCACATCTTCTTCGGTGCAGTACCCTTCGACATCGTTGTGGTCTGCGTCTTCTGCAAGAGCAACAGACATGCTGTCCCTGTCAAGGTATACGCAGCCCAACCTTCCGTTCTGTTTGATGAACGCAACCTCGTAGGGTTTGTCATCTGAGGTATAGAACCAGTCTGCACCTGTGACAACTGACATGGCTCGCCCGTTGTCAAATTTGATGAATGCTTGTCTGTCTCCGATAGGCATCGAATGCGGCTCGAATGTTAAGTCTTTAAACGTCTTCATATCTTTTCGTTTAGATGAATGGGTAATCCTCTGGATTTAGTTTGTGATCTAATTCGTTATCGAAGTCAGGGAACAGCATAGCTGTGCCGGGATCGTTCCAGTCCAAGTACCATCCGTACTTCTCCAGAAGATCTTTGAACTTCATCAGCACTCCAAGGTCATACGGTGAATCCCCGCCACCGAACTGGTAGTAATCAAAGATTCTGTATCCGTCCATGTGGTACTGCGGATCGTCATACTCAGCGGCAACCCAAATCCCTTCTGTGGAATTCAGCTCGTAGCCTTCGAAGTCTTCGTGTGGTCGAGCATGAAGGAACTTGAGGTCTTCAAGCAGCCATCGCATCATCTGCTCTCGTGTCTTGTAGCTATTCATTTTCAATGAATTAAAAGAGGTCAGGGTATTCAGCGTACTTCCATCCGGCACTCTTGCCGTTCATCACATCTGTGTAGAACAGGAGTGACATGGGTTTGTGGATGCGGTTCACACCTTTGTAGTGACCGATGATGGTTTTCATATCGGTCTTGGTGTGTACTTTACCGTTCCGAGAACGGAAGGAACCGTCAATGTAGACAGTGCCAAACCTTGTTTGCATTTTTACTTTGCTCATTTGGTTCAATTCAGGTGAGCGGATCGAAGATCCATCGATTGTTTTACAAATTCGTTTCTTGCTTGGAAGGGTACGTCTTCCCCGCTTGACACCTCATACAGCAGCTGCATAAAGGCGTTACCGTCTCCGGCTGATAGGTAGTATGTACTCTGTACAAACTCCTCGGTTTCTGAAAATTTCGTGTTCATTCTATCTCGCTCATGTCTAGGCCCATATCTTGGCACAATTCAATAACTATGTCGTCCAATTGGTAGACACCATCGTAGTCTACACACTTTCGATCCTCGAACCACAACCCACCTTCTGCGTGGATGTACTCGCCTCCTGAGAGATCGTCGTAGTACTCAAAGAATCCGTAGGATTTGCTCGGGATGAAGCTTACTTCGTAGTGCATGGTGCGGTTCTCTTCCGAGTATGGATCGTACACTTCTCGGGTAACTCGCTTTGTGATTTTCTTTTCTTCTTTCATGATGTGATGTTTAGATGGTGTCAAGATAATACAGGTAAAATATTGACACATTCAAGTGGTTTTTGGGTCGTGTTAGGCGTTCAAAATTCGATTGTACTCTTGCGGGTTGCTCTGCTTTAGGATAGCCAATGCTTTTGCGTGGTGTGGCTTGTTTCCGTTCTTGACCAGTTTCCACGCACAAGTATCGTCGTTAAGCAGGGCTTCTTCGTCAAGTCGTTGTACTTGGTATGGGCCGTCTGCGCTTCCTGATGAGTAGAACAAGTCCCAACCTTCAGCGTGGGCGTTTTGGCGGTCTGTGTCGTTCCAGTAGGTCGTGAAAATTACTTCCATGTTTTCAGGGTTTTAGTTCCAACGGTTACGAATAGTAACCCAAATGATTGCTTGAAATACGTAGGCAGGGACACCGAACTCGGCGGCTACCTTGACGGTGGCTTCTGACAGCACCTTGTACTGGTGTGGGGTGACAGACTCCCGGCACTGCTTGGACTTGAGAGACGAAGTCTGACAGGCCCGCAGGTGCCACTTGTCAATGGTCACGAAGTTTGGATCAAGTTCACCGACATTGCGAGCAAAGGCGTATGTCTTGGGTGACTTGGTCAAGATCTCAGCGTCACCGCTTGCGATAGCAAAAGCTTTCAACTTGTTGTTGTTGTAGGTGCAAACCTTGACTTCGTCAGGAGTCTTGCCGTGCTTGATAGCCTCGAAGACTTGGATGGTGTCGTACTTGTTACGCTCCCACTTGTTGTTGGGTGAGAGTGCGGAGATGACACCAGCGGCTACCTCACCTGTGACGGTGTAGGTCTGAGCCATGAGGCGGGCAAACTGTTGTGCTTCGCTGTACCAAACGGTGCCAGCCATGATCTCTTCACGAGTGGCACGGCTGTACCAGATGCGGAGGTTTCGGCGTGCAGCCTTGAGCGCTGCTTGAGAGATGATTGATTCCACGATGTGAGTTTTGATGAGCCCCAAAGATAGGGATAAGTTTTCAATTTTCCAAATTTATTTCCCGTAGAGGGTTATCATTTGGTCTCGAATGTCGGGCGCTTCGCCTGTCGGGTACGCCATTGGCACACGTCCCTTCGTGAATGACGGTGCATAAGCATGCTCCTCCCACATGTCACGGGATGCTTCGCAGTCTATTTCAACCGCAAAGGCTCGCAGCTTTTTCTCTGAGGCCACACCCGCTCTGTAGCGGCTGTGATCGTCTGACATGACGTGTGTCCAATCGTGCGCTTTGAGCATCTGCTCGAATCGCTCTAATGTTGATGATGATGTTACTAACTTGTTCATTTTCAATGAATTACTTCCATGAATCGTCAAAGACTACTCGGTAAACTTGCTGGCCGTAGGCCAATTCAACCGTGCGGTGAACTTGCAGGCCTGTGAAGCCCACGTTGATGAAGTCGCCCAGCTTCATGTCTGCTAGACGGCCACGGACGTACTCGGTTGTACGCACCCCGAGGCTGAGTTTACGTGCCACGAATTTCGTAGCATCCTTGCTGAAAGCAAAGTCCTGCGTGGACATAAGCTCACCCTTCGGGTTGTAGAAGTGTACTTGGTTACACATACTTGTGAGTTTTGGTGTTAGAGCCGTTCCGGGATTCGAACCCGAACGTGGACCATCACGGCTGATAGGCATACACAAGGGGCCACGTACCGCCTCCTTTCTCTGACTCGCACAGGCTTTGGTCGGCTGGGTTTTATGCCGGACTTACCGAGCGCCCCGAGTGTATGTCTGTG